TGAATTAATTAATCATTTCCTCAGTAATCTCCTTCATCCTCATCTGGTTCAATATTGAGATCCAATGTTTCTCCAGTAATTTTCTGATAAATATCTAAAATGTCCTCAGCAGCGATTTCAAAATGACTTGATGGATCATATGATTTGGTTATCCAAAGACCAGACTCAGCTCCACTTTCTAATGGAGAGAATGTGTCGGTGACACTGACAAACATTTCAAGGACTGCTCCCAAAAGTTTTATTGCTGGTTAGATTTCCTCTTCTGGGGAGTCTGTCTCTACGGTGGTTGAGACCATTGCAACATAGTATCCCTTAGCACAAACGCAATGACTTGCTGAAACCATTGAAATGTAGATATCTATATCATAAATAAAACTATATTAGGAGGCAAAATACTTATTTTCAACTTACCATTATTTCTCTCAAGCTACTTAGCTGGCATAATGATTTATACTGATGGAACATCATTTGTATCTGGTTCAGGTGTATATGGATATTCTATCCCAACCGGCGATACTAGATAATGTGTAGTCGAGTCTGTTGGTTTTAAAATTACGCCAGTGTTATCGCTTTGTAAGAAATCTAAATTTTGTGCTGCGCCCGTATTTGCAAAAAGTGCATCAAACTCTGCACTGTCACCATTTTGTACATAAGATGATGCATCTATAGGAGTTGATCCTATCGTCATATATTTTGTTATAGTATCATTGATTATTGTTTCAGGTCTATCTCCATTGTAATAATTTATCAATAGCTTATCACGTTCAGCAAGATTTGTTTCATTATCTACTACTAAGTCTTCATTCCCGTAATAGAATTTAATTTGTTCTGTACTTGCAAATACTATTTTTCTACCTGTAAATTTAATTTTATATTCTGCTTCTGATTCTCTTATACCAGAATTATAAGATAGTGTTACAAATACATCTTGACCTTCAACTAGTGGAGCATCATTTTCTGCATCATGTATCTTCCATATGTATGGTCCGATTGCTGGAGCAGTATATGTAGCATCATCATTCGCTACATATTTTAATATTATATCATCATCACTTTCTGCAATTTTATTTTTTATTGCAGTAATCTCTTGTACTTCAAGTCTAGTTCTGTAGCCTCTAACGATAGTTTCAATAGTACCAGAAATCTTTTTAACACTTGATGTAACTTGAAACTTACTATTAGCAACTGGAGCGGACTCGCCATAATAGACAGATGTCCATTGATAATCATCAGCTCCTAATTCTAGCTTTACAAAATCTCCCGGCCAAACTGATTCATCCATCGTAGTTCCGGTATCAATAAATTTTTTATTTGAAGGGTCTACAGTAAAGTCAACCGATGGGACCAAGTCAATCTTAGCATAATCTTTATTAACTTCATAGAAAAGATTAATCAAACTAGGGTGTCTAAGTGCTTTAGTAATTTCATTTCTAACAAAGTCAGTTGTGTTTCCATTTTGTCTATTAAAACTCAACTTCATTGTGATATTATCTGTATCACTATAAACTGCACCGTCTGTACCAGTAATACTAATATTAGAATGATGTCCAGTAACGTCATCCATTTCAAAGTAGCGTGATTTACCTGCAAAGGTTGTATTTACTGCTTTTACTTTAGAAATGATATTAGAACCCAATGATAGCGGAAGCACATTATAGTCTTGTGCGTTAACCATTCTATCTTGTGAGTAATATGAACGAGGAGCAATACGTCTTACACTTGTGTATGACTCTGCCGCAAAGTTCTCTGAAAAATCTCTTGTAGATGATACTGTAAGAACTAATCTATAATTCTTTTTATCAGCACCTGTATATGGAATTGATATTACTTTTTCATTTACATCATTTCTATCAACTCTGTAGTTTTCATTATCTGTAGTACGATACCACACACGATAATTGCCACTTGCTGCATTACCGAATACACCGTCACCATAATGCAACTCAACTGCGTTGTTGTCAATCGTGTTTACACTTACAATATCACCATTACCATTGCGTAGTGAATTGTAGATTGCTGTTTCTCTTGTATCATTATCTACTTTTGTTACACTAGATGAATATGTATTGGTCGTATCTACACGTTGTACCCATACATCTGTATTTGAAATATTTGCACTTGCAATTGTTTCAATCAAGTTAGAAACTTTAGTATTGTATGTAAAGTTTTCAAAGTTTAACTTACCTGTCTTTGCATACACAAAGAAACCAGTTCTATCTGAAGCTGGACCTAAGTTATCGTTTCTGTTTATGATTGTAAATTTCTTTGTTTCAATCGGTTCTGCTTCTATAATCTTATCATCTTTAAATTCTGTACGTACCGCTTCGAATCTTCTATTCGCACCTGATACAGGAGCTTCGAAAGAAAATGATACTGCACGTGATGCATCTGATTGATTAATTTCATATAAGTAGTTTTCAATTCCAGAAAGTACCATACTAGCCATTGGGTCTTGTATCTTAGATGTGCTAGTAAGTGAAGCGTTAATAATGTCAATAAAGTTTTCATACCAATCAGCGTTATTCGAATCATTCCAGTTGATTGTACGATTGGCGAGAGAGTTACCTTCGTTATCAGCTATTGGTTGATTCGTTGTTACACTTGTAATCTTTAAGAACCCACGTGCGTTTGTAGGACGTGTCTTGTTATATCCTAACGTCTTAGCCATTCTAAGAACGCTTTCACGGCGTTCTGCGGTATCTAAGAAGTTTTCACGTGTGTTCATGTCAAGTCTGAATGATAGTGAGTGACCTAAGTATGCTACTAGGTCGAGTACTGCAACAAATTCTGAACTTGAAATGAAGTCATTAAACTTATCTGGATATGTAATAGAAACGTAATCTATTAGTGCTTCTCTGATAGTGTCAAAGTCATATGCTTTTAAACTAACGTTTGTAAATGCAGTGTAAACTGCTGTCCAGCTCTCACTTGCAAATAAATTGTCAACTCTTTCTTGACTCATGTTATTCTCTCTCTAAATCTATTTCTAGTGTTACAGTCTCATCTTCATTTACTATTGATACTGTTACGCTAACTGTTAATGTATGGTCTGTGTCAGACACTTTTATGAAATCTAATGTTACTCTTGGTTCTTGTTCTATAATTGATCTTATATCTTCTTCAATTATAGATTTAACTTCTGGAGTTAGTGGCTCAAAGATCATTTCATGCACGATGCTTCCAAATGTTGGCATCATTACACGCTCACCTTTGCGAGTCATAATATGATTCATCAAGTCTTCAATGATAAGATCCTTACCAGTTAAGATATGATTGATAGCACTTTTGTTTTTTGTGCTGAAACCTGTAAATCTAATAGCCATAATATTCTCTCTGTAGTTATTCAATTAAGAGTATTTATCATCGTATAAACTTCGTATATAAATACTATTATGAAACGAGTAGGTATATTAGGATCAAGTTTTTCAGTAGGATGCCATCATAATTCAAACACAAAGAAAAATGATTTAGCACTACCATTCGAAACTTGGCTTTACAAGCACACAACAGATATAGAATTTTATAATTCAGCATGTTCTGGAAAGGGATCTGAACTATATCTAAACAAGATCGTCTATTTGAAAAAGAAATATAATATTGATACTATTTTATTGGAACTTGTTAACAACCGTTCTATGTTAAATGTAAAGACACAAGAGTACGACATAGATAATATCACAGACAATTTGTATGAGGATAGTGCATCTATATGGAACTACATAAGAGCCATAACACAAGATATAAACTATGAGAAGTTTGCAACAAAACATGAATTTAATACTTGGAAGTCAGTACAAGAGAGTATAGCATATAACTTCAATGCTTTTGAGTTTTGGGGAGTGTTAGACTGTAAGCAAGCAATAGAATTATGTGAATTGTTGGATATAAAAGTTGTTACATGGCAAAAGAGTTTTGATTTTAGAGAACACATACCACATACTGTTAGATTTTCAGAATTTGCGAATGCACATGATTACTATGTAGACAAATACGATGAAAAGTCAATACTATGTGACCATGTACACTTCAATGATGAAATTAATGAAGAAATGATACGAGATTTTATAGCACCAGCATTAAAAAGTACTTGACATACTGATCTATTGTATGTATAATGAATATAACGATAAAGGAGAATTACATTGGAAGATGATGAGAATGTAATAAACTTATCTGAATTTATAAAGGAAGATATTCCAGTAGAATTCAGCATGAGTTATCCTGCGTTTACGTTAAACCAGGATTTACATGTAGATAGCGAAATTGCACTGTTGAAAAAAACAGTTGCATCTTTGCAGAAACAAGTATATGATGGGTATAAACGAATCATAGAACTAAATGAAGAAATAAGCAAACTTAAAAATGAAACTGAGGAATAATAATGCCTAATCTAGTACCAATGGTCGTTGACCAGTCAGCTAACGGTGAACGAAGTTATGATATATTTTCACGTCTACTAAAAGAACGTGTAATTTTCTTAACTGGCGAAGTTAACGATTACCAAGCAGACTTGCTTTGCGCACAGTTGCTATTCTTGGAAGCAGAAAACCCAGATAAAGATATTCACTTCTATATCAATTCACCGGGCGGGGCGGTAACCTCAGGTCTTGCTATCTACGACACAATGCAGTTCATCAAACCAGATGTTTCTACTACTGTTATTGGACAAGCATGTTCAATGGGATCATTCTTAGCAATGGCTGGGTCAGCTGGAAAACGTTATGTTCTTCCTAACTCACGCACGATGGTTCATCGTGTATCAAGTGGCACACGTGGTACCGGTGGGTCTGTCTATGTACAAGAACTTGAAATGGAAGATAACATTCGACATTTTGAAGAGTCAAAAAATATTAACAAACGATTGACTGAATTGTATGTGAAACATAATTCTAAAGGAAAAACTTTTGAAGAGTTAGAAGCAACCATGAAGTTTGACACATTTATGACTGCGGACGATGCAGTTGATTATGGTCTTGCTGATATGGTGATCTCAGAACGTCCAGCTTAAAAGCCAGGTACGTAACTCCACATTTTAGCAGTTCTAATCTTAATAGCGGCAAGGTGTTCATCCACTTTTCCGCTATTTCTTTTTATATTATTTTGAATTTCATCTGTGATACGATACCAGCGTTTCATGTTTATAAGTTCAATGATTGAACTAGTTTCAATCGTTTCAACTCCCATATTATAAAAGTAATAAAGCAATGCATCAAATTGGCTTTGTGATAACGGTTCGTTGATGAACTGTTCTAAAACATTTCCTATATTTCTAAGTTGTTTTTCTAAAAGAAATACAGCAGCATCTTTAGTTATTTTACTTTGTGTTATATCAATTCTATTAGACGCAACTGTGATATATCCATACCTACGTTCTACATCTGTAATAGTATAATCATACCCTATCTTATCACCCGTCAGTTCTAATACAGGCTCAAAGTTTTCAATAATAGCATTCTTACTGATGCTAGAAAATACAATATCCTTTACTGCAAATGTTTTAACTTTTACATGCGATAGAATATGTTTAGGAATATTAGAGTCGTAGCTCAATCCTATATATGTCCCATTAGGTGTAACAACATTCAATGGACGTTGTATATAATTTAGTAATGAGCCTGGTTTCTTATCGTATATCATGCCATAATTGTCCTAATCCATGTAGGTGCGTTTGCCGATCTGCCACCTTGACCCCAATATTTAGCCGAACTTGTTGATACTGTAGCACCAGGTGCGATATCAACATGCATACCGACACCGTCCATATAACCAGAGCCTGCACCGATTGAAATAGCACCTGCTGATTTTGCAGCTTGTGCAAATTGACTTGCGAGTTGAGTATCACGTACCATACTTAATCGTGTTCCATCTTTATATATCCATATATCTGCTGCATATCCATGATCGTGTCTATTCGAACCAACAGTACCAGTAGTATGGTCTTGTCCACCTGAGAATATAACAACATCTGTATTGGTTGCATTAGCCGCAGATAATAAAATTCTTTCAAGTGTTGGAACAACTTTAAGTCTACGTGTCGCACCTTGGTTTCTGTATGTTACTGTTCCACCTTGACCATCATCAATTGCTTCTTCTGTAGATGCTTCATCTAATTGACCTTCTGCACTATCTGGATTTGGTGCTATTTCAGATGCTGGACTACCAGGAGTAGCTCCAGAGTTTGGTGGGACATTGCTTCTTGACATAGGTTCATGTGATGGCATATTAGAAACAATACTTTCATCTACTTGTGTACTTTCAAGATTTTGAATATCTGAATGTGACACAGTTGATATACCAACTGACATCGCTGCTTGTGGTCCATTAAGATGCAATAAACTACCAGTAGAAACATACATGTTCGTTGCAACTTTTGTATGATTGCTACCTCCACTGTCATAAAACTGTGAACCATCACTCTTTAAGTGTACTTGATTTTTAGCATTAAGTTTATAGTTGTTTCCTGCTTTTAGATTTATATCTTGTCCTGCTTCCATGTTTATATTTTTATCAGCACGTATATTGAAATCTTTTTCGGCTCTCATGGAAATAGAACCACTTGCATATGCCATAATCTCACCCTGCGCTCCGATTTCTACCCTTCCAGAGCCAGT